GCTTCAATTTTATCGTCTGTGCCAGCATTACTAATATATGTATTACCTAAACTATCACCGTTTCCGATAGTAGCAAGATTTAATTTGTTATATCCTGGTCTGTGAACACTTGCTGTATGGAACTGAAAACTTGCGTCTGTAACAGTAAATGTTTTAGCAGTTGTGTTAACATCTGCGGCTGAATAATATTTTGCTGGTATTGTATCAACTGATGATAAAGATCGTTCAGTTGTTAATGATACATTAGTGCCATTCGTTAAGCCTGTTAAATCTGTGCCTTTAAGTAATATTTTAGTACTGCTTGGTGTTATACCAATAATTTCTGCTGAAGTGTCATGTCTTAATTCTGATTCAAAACTAACACGAGTATCACTGCCTAATCTGGCATATGATGTATTTGTAATATTTGCTTCTGTTATATAGAATGTACCAGCACCCTTGTCAGCATAATCGATAGTTGCTACTTCTTTAACATTGTATGCTTTACCTACTGTTAATTGTGCCGCTGTTGCTCCTGAACCAAAGAATCTTACTATGTCAGACGCATCGTTATCTGAACGTCTATTTTCTTCTAGTCCTTCTATATTGTCTACAACAATTTGTACACTATTACTAACATTTGCTAGTCTTCTGTCCTTGGAAATTCCTGCCTTTCTAAAGTATTCAACATTAGCCAATGGTACCATTAATTTACCAAATATACGTCTAACGTATTCTTCAGATGTGTTAGGTGTTGCTTCTGTTATACTGCCTGTTGCTCCAGGTGAAATACTTAATATTTGTCTGTTAATTGGTTTTAACGGAACGTATGTACCTGTATAAACTGTTCTAGGTGTTGCTATTAATTGTTCGTTACTCCATCTTAAAACTATGTTTGCCAATTGAGCGTTTTTAACAACAACATGATTATCAAAATAAACCTTGCTGTCAGCATCGTCAATGTTATTGCCATCTGTATATCCACTTAGTGGTTGGCTAGTAAATAATCTAGTTTGTCCATCTATTGTATCGACAAAGTTTTTAGCCGATAGCATGTTACCTGCTAAATCTTGCTCGCCATGTAATTCTAATTTATAAACATTCCAGTCTTCATTTTCTGCTTTTGCTAAATGTATATAATCGTCTTTACGTGGATCTGTAATTCTGCCTGATCCAATAGTGTCAGCAAAGTTTTGTATGTTATATGCCTCGAACTGAACGTTTGATCTGTTTACATAACCAGCATTTGGAATACTAAATTGTGTATTACTGCTTGTTGGCCAAATGCCTTTGTCAACTGTATTAGTTGGACGTCTAAGCATTTCGCTAGTGTCGTCGATGTCAATTGTAATTCTATTATCTGCTGGGTTGTCTTTAACAACCTTATATGTTCTTTTGCTTGTAGTATTAGCAATCAATGTATCGTTAGCAACTGATTTAATTGTTAGTTTAGATCCAGGTGTGTCAGTTATTAATGTATCAGCAAACTGTACTGTTCCCATTTCTGCTATAGTTATATTTGAACCAATAGTTGCGGTGTTGGCATACTGTGACACATTAGCAAAAGTAACTCTTGTTGTACCCGATATAGTATTTGAAACTGTAACTGCTCTATAATTAGGTGAGTTTTTAATTTCTGTGCCGTCTACATAAAATTCAATATACGGATATTGTCCGTCTACTTCAGCAATATTTGTATCAAGCATTTCAAAACTACCAGTCAAATCAACTGTAAATTTATCTAATGTTAATTTTTGATTTACCTGTCCAGCGTTTAATAACGTTGTTGATCTAGATCCGTTATCAAATGTGAAGAACGTGTTAGTAACTGTTGTTCCGCCGATAGTAACAATAATATCACTAGTGGTTGTATTGTTAGCAGTTTGTATAGGGAACCGTTGCTGTGGTTGGTATCTGCCTGCTGTCATGTTTAGTACACTTAATGATGTACTTGGGTTGCCACCTGGTAATGTGCTTTCCGCTAATTGGAAATCACTACCTCTAATAAATAATCTTTTGTCTCCACCGGAACGTAAAACGTTTATACTACCTGTATCACCTAATGTTGAACTTGTATTTGCTACTGGTACTCTTACAGAACTATCAGTATATAATTCAAATTGTGATGTACTATGTGGAGTACTGGCTCTTGTTGGAGCATGGTTGACATAATAGTTGCCATTTGCTATACTAGTTAATCCTGATACAGTGACTAGGTCAACATTAGCATCTTGATATGCTTCTCCGCCTGTAGCACTTCCTGTAAACGATGCTGTATTTGTATTAGCCGATACAGCCATTGCTTTGTCAGTGTATAACTGGTATTGTCTAGTAACGCCTGTTGCTTTAACATAATACATACTATTGTTTAAAGCATTGTATCCTGTACCTGTAACATTTTGTAAGAATACAGTATCTCCTGTGCTCCATGTATACGGTCCAATGCCAGCACTATCTAATGTTAGTACGGCTGGATCTGCCTTTGTAATACTTTGAATAGACGCATTTGCTCTACTAATACTTGGTGGATTAAATCCGTGTACTGATCCAGTTGTTAGTGTTGCTGGACTTCCACCTACTACACTTGAAATTGTGTACACTTCTACGTCAGTGTCTAAGTCACTAAATGCTACTACATCAGTAATAGCAAGTGTTGTTAATTGCTTGTTAATTTGTGTTACAGTATGCTCTAGTGTATTAGCATTTGCTAAGTCAATGTCCGCTGTTACGTTAGGTGTTTTAGTATAATCTGTAATAGATATATTTGATAACGCAGATGTTCCTGTTAATGGTACATCAACGTCGGCAGTACTAAATGCTAAACCGCTATGTAATATTTCGTCAATTCTAGCAACAACAATGTTACCTGTAATAACTGCGACATTTGGTTTGGCATTATAACCATCACCGCCACTAGTTATTGTGACACTCTTTAATAAAGCATTAGCATATAATGTTGCTGTAGCCAATGCGGCATTTCCGCCTCCGGCTGGTGCGGTTATTTCAACTGATGGTGTTTTAAAGTAAGTTGTATTTCTTTCATATACAAAAATATTACTAACTGTGCCTGTTATATTTTCTGGGTATAATATTTCTACTTGCTGATTATCAGTAAGGAAATCTTTTTGTCGTAATGTTATGTCCATGCTTTGATGATTAAATACATCACCGAACTCGCCACGTTTGATTGCCCACTCTTCGTTAATTTCTATATTTTTATTTGTATTAACAATATTAGATCTTAGTATGCTGGTAATAGAATTTGCTGTACCTTTATTTCTAATAGTACCTTTGTAGAAATCAAATTGTGCTGAATCCGAAAGCATTATGTTTGACAATGATGATGACTTATCAAAGCCAATTAATTGTCTTGCTAAATCAGATTTAGTAGGATCAATAGTTGTTTCTGATGGATCATGATATGTTCTGATGCTGTCCACTAGTAAATCAAAGTTAGGTAATACACTACCAGCACTTGAAATAATTAAACCTTCCGCACTATATCTACCGTCCCAATTTCTACTTCGTTGAGTTAGAATACTTAATCTATCTTGTCGTATACCTAGTACATTGTCGTATACTAAATCATTAAACGAGGTTTTGTTATTAAACACAACCGCATGTTCGACTAATTCTGTATGTAATAAGCACCCAGCCATTGTAGTTCCTGTTGGCGGTGTTATTGTTATTTTGTTATCTTCTCTAGTGATTCCGCAATTAGAAATATTAATACGTTTATTGTTATCATCAATTAAAGAATATTGTTCGTTAATGTTATTTGTTATTTCTGCTATCTTACCGCTAGTACTATTAAATATAACTTCGTTAGCCATTGGGCTCAATACGATCGAATCATTACTAGTATGGTTCTCTGTTGTCCAGAATAAGAATCTCTTACCTGCTAATAGCCAATCACTTACATTGCCTAAGCCAGATTCAAATTCGCCAAAGTCAAAGCCTGAAGCAATTTGATGTCTACCAATACTTACTAGTAAATCAAATACATCTGCGGCACTTTCATAATGTTTGTTGTATGGTACCTTTGCTGTTTCGCTAAGTCCACGTTGGTAATACGTTGCCGATGCTCCGCCTATTGTAGGTATTGCTGGCAATCGTGTCCATGATGTTGTTGTAAAACTTCCTGCTGGTATATCTTGTTTTGCTTGGTAGTAAGTACTGCCTAATTTTATGTAAGCATTTTCTGAATAGTTAACACTATTATCAAACTGGCTAAATGATACAGGAGTACCGCCTTCGCTTACGTCTGCTACTGGGCCTGCTTTGTCGCTTGGTATAATATCAAACATCTGAGATGTTGTATCATAACCTATAACTGAAAAGCCAGTTGATGTCTTAATAATTTTTACACCAGTATAAAAGTTACGTGAGTTATAGTTACTAGTGTGTAATGCTGTTATTACATCGTTTGTTGGTATTCTTTGTCCTGCTGAGAAACCATCAACACTAATACTGTCACTGTAAACTTTTAAGTTTTTATCATTAATAAATCCACCAAACTTATGCCCCAGTCTAGTATTAATAGTTCTTATAGGATCACCTATTTCAGTGTTTGAACTAAGTGTCTGGAATTTTAAATAACTGTCTAGTAATGTAGTAGCACCAAATTTAATATTAATATTATTATCGATGTCAACATACCCATGCGGTGTATAATTAGTATACCCGTTTCTGACTCTTGTTGATTTACTTACTGACTGATGCGTTTGAGCAGAGTATCTTACTCTGTCTGATTTGTCTGTATACACTGACATGAACAATGCTGGCCTGGCCAAGTACATTGCTTCTGCTACGGCAAATGGATAGTATGAACTTTTCTTCCAGGCATATTCTGCCGGACTGCCGTCACCAAATTTCCAGTTGTTACGAATTTCTAAATCTGTTGCTGTTGTAGTAGTATACATCAAGTCTTGTGGTGATTTTAAATTACCACTAGCATCAACTGGTATTACTAACCCGGGTCTTGCCCAACGTTTGTGATATCCTTTTTGACTGCCTGCTGGTATATAACCATTTGTTACATTAGTCCAAAATGCTGTATACGAACTTGTTATTGCTGTTGGGTAACTAGTAGCCCACCATGATGGCTTTTTAACAAATCCAAACATTTCCCACGGTGTGGTATTTGGAGTTTGTGTATCATAGTAGTGATCAAATATGCCTCTCCAGTGACCTGGTGTAGTATATCCTAAACTGTAGTTCCATGTAAATTCGTTTGCTGTATCAATAGTGCCGTTGTTTCTCCAATCAACACCTGTTGCTCTGGCCCACTTGTTAAAGTTATTTTCTAATAAGTCGTTAACTTCGTACCAGTTGTAATCTGATTTATTATAATGTGACGGTCTTATTGTTTTTGTAAAACAATACTCGTCGTTGAAATCTGCTGTACGATATTCTGCTTTAATATTATTGTATATTATTTTTTCTAGATCTAATATAATGTTATCAATCTTTTCATTTTGTCTAGGTACATAACTACCGTCATGACATCTAATAACATCTAAGTCTACTTGGTAAGAAGTGTCTGTTATAAACGCTGGTTCATACGCAGGATACATACCTAGTTTAGATAAACTTGCTGGTATTAATGCTGATTCTGAATCTTCGTATACATTTAAAGTTAATACATCGCCTACTGTTAAACTAATACTAGTTTTTAATTTGATGTCAAATGGTAGATACGAATCTATTGTAAAGTCTTTTTCAGACACTAACACTTCGTTACCGTGTGTTATTGTATATAAATTTGTATCTAGTGCTACATTGGCCGTATTACTAAATGTATAATCAACTACGGAAACATCGCTAACTGTAATACTACTTGTTGTAGAGTTTGTTCCTATAGGTGCCATGTATGTTAATTTGTGAGCATCCTTGGAAACTTTAGAACTTTTTATTGTTTTTAATATAGTATCAATAATGTTTAAATTTGTTTGACTTAGGTAATCGTTATTGTTTAAATATATTTCAGACGATGCGATAAACTTGTTTTTAAATTTAACGTATTCGTTATTTCCAAATCTCAAAGCATGTAAAAAATCTCTGCTTGTGGATCTGGATAGATACATTGGTGTAAGCAAGTCATCAGCAGTCTGCGATATAGTTGCTTGACTAATACCTAAATTCTTAGCAGTATCTTTATAATTGTTAGCACCACTTAGTGATCCTACAAAACCTGTTTGGTTAAGCATGATTGTATGGAAATGATCTAGCATGTCTCCAAACGCAACACTAGAAATTTCTGTATTTTGCGGATTGTGTTTTAATGTGCCTGGGATTTCAAAATATCCATAAGCATCAATAGTTGTTAATCTGTCATCAGTAGTAAAAGTTGAAATAGTAATAATGTCGCCTTTTGCTAATTTAATACTACTGCCAAACTTTATTCCTTGATTTTCTGTTACTAATGTATAATCTGTACCTAATGCTAATCGCTTAGTGTTTAATGAAACATTAATATCATTGTTGTGCGGTATAGCACTTGATACAAATACAGTATCGTCTTTGGTTAAGTCAGTAACCTGAATGATATCTTCCACATACTGCTTTGATGTTGTGGGATAACTGTTTTCAAAATAATCAAAGTTACTAATGTTAAAATCACCAGCAGTAATATTGCTATTTGCTGTGAAGTATTGATTATCAAGTTTTACAACTTCTCCGGTGAGATATGTTGTAGTGTTACTGAAGTCTCTATAGTTAGTTGGCAAACTTACTGGATGCCAGTTGTTTCTAAATAACGAGTTATCGTTGCCTTTGTAATCTTGGTTTAAATCTTTATAATATAAGTAACCCGGTAATGTAATTGCTGTTGCTGTTGGAGTTGCTTTATATGTTACTGTATGAGTGGCTACATGGTTTGTAAATGTTGGCTCACTGCTGAACTTACCACTTTGGTAAACTATATTTGCTTTTAATGTAGTATCATATGCGCCAGTTGTATCACTAGTATTGTATGTAAAAACTGGACAACCTGTGAAATCACTGCTTGGATATTTTGCTATGTTATCAACGGCAATACCTACATCATCGTATAATGTAAATTTAGGTGCTTGTTGAAGTTTCATTTTTTGTTGTGCTGGTTGCCAACGTGTGCCATTCCAGTAATAATCTTTACCAGCATTAGTTCCGCCAGTACTGAATACATGTCCGTCTGTTACAATATTTGCCGACAATGCCGTAACATCATCAAACTGTATTAATCCACTGTTATCAACAATTTTATAAATTTTCTTAGCAACGTCTAATTCGTTGTTTGGGAAAATAATAGTTGAGCCTTCGCTACCACTACTACTGTTAATAGGAAAGCCAATTGCTAATCCTTCTAATTCTTCTTTTGGTTTATCAGCAACAATATCAACTGTTGATATAAACGAATTACCCCAATGGTATAATTCTAAATCTCTTTGAAATTCAATAATTGGTCTTGTGGCTCTAATTGCGCCAGACGGAATACTGAAATTAGTTGTATTATCTTTTAATGGTTCTCTAAGAGCATCTACATGATACCAGTAGTTTAATCTGCTCCATGGGTTTTTGTTTTTAGCACCACGTTGTATAACGTAGTAATCAGCAACATTTTGTATTGGGGTATTATCCCAACTACCTAAATCCCAAGCATAACTTAATACACTTCCTGAAGTACTAACATCAAATTTTAATACTTCAATATTTGCTGTATCAAATGCTGTTAGAGCCTGTGCCGCTGTTTGTGTCGAACCATTAGCAGATATAAATGTTGTGTAACCAGGTATATTAAATTTACCATTACGTGGTTGTGTAAAGTTACCTGCTGACTTAACACCGCCGTATCCTGTATCGCCTGTAGCAATATAAAAAGTTTTTGTGTCCGGTGTTCCTACGACTGATGTAATTGTGCCTGAGGCCAATGAACCTAATGCTTTATCAAAAAATAAATCTGCTCCGGCTGTTACACTTAATTGTTCTGAATAAAGTTGTACATTTGTTTTTGTAGAATCGCCGTAGTTTATAAATGTAGCATTTGTATCTTGTAGTACCGCGGTGCCACTTGACAGAACAATATCAAACGTAGTAGATGTTTTGTTACTGATAGCAAACGTCTGGTTTTCAATGTTACCTGTGTCGATTGCTTTAGTAAATCCTGCTAGTCCTGATGTATTGTTAGTGCCTATAAAGTTATTGTTTCTAGCATCTGCTGTTGTACTTGCTATAGTTACAGCATTACCGTTTGCTTCTGTTAATTTTAAACTGTTTGCTGTTGCTGTGGCTGATAAATTTGGTATGCCTTTGTTATTAATAGCATCCATTATGTCTAACGGTGACGCGATAATTGCCGCATCGGCAACGCCTGTATAAGTTGTAAGGTCCATTACTTTTAGATCAGAACCTGTAGTTCCGCTATCTAGAGTAATTGTTTTAGTGCCTGAACCACTGTTAATTGTAAACACTGGTACTTGGTTACTAAAACTTATAGTGCCCTGTGAGCCTGGAAAAATTACAATAGATCCATTTAAAACAACATTGGTTGCGTTTACTGTTGTTACAGTAGCCTGTCCGCCCTCAGGATGTATTACTTTTGCTCCTGGGTATATGTCATTTGTGCTGTTAAGATATAATGTATTAGTTAATACTTCTGGATCAACTGCACTGTTTTTACCAGCATTGCTAAATGTAGACGCAATATTTAAAGTTGTTGTTGGCGCACTACCGTCTGTTAATGTTATGTATGCTCCAACGAAACCATATGCTGTTGTACTAGCATCGCTTTTAACTTTGTTAGTTATATCAAACGTGTTAAGTCTAATATGGTTAGTGTTATTTACTTGCTGTCCATAGTCGCCTGTGAACGTTGCTGTTATTGTAGAACCATTTGCTGTTAAGTCTGCTGGTCTATCAATTTTAAATTCGTGTATAGCAGTATTGACATTTGTGTTTGCTAATGTTAAAATGTTAGCAAGTACACTTGCGCCTACTGTATCGTTTTTACTGTGAGTACCGGTGCCTCCGGCATTTGGTACAGCATTAGCATCAAATGGCTGTGTCTTGAATTCGCCATAAGCACTTATTGAAAGTGCTGTTGTAGGTACATCAACAAAAGAAATATTTTGCCCTACACCTTCAACAATGTATGATTTACCAACTTGGTACGCAGTACCACTTACATATGATCCTGTAAATTGTACAACCATGCCAGTTTTAAAAACTATACTGTTTGGTGAAGTGTATGTTGTTAACCCAACAATATTATCAATTACTACACTTACTGACGCATTACCTAAAACCTGTATAGGCTCTGGACCTGCTGAATACCAGTAGTAATTTTGATAATTTATAAATTTGTCTAAGTCAATTGGTGGAGCAAAGTTATATTGCTCTGATTTAAATATTCTATCATGGTTACCAACTAAGCCACCGGACGATCTATGATTAAATATGAAATCTTCATAAAATACAAAGTTGTCTGCGTCACCAGTACTTTTGTTTACTGTTGTTGCTGTTGGTTCTAAATTATAATATTCTCTGTTTGGCGCAGGTTGTTCTACAAATATAGTATTTGTATTGTTGTCCACACCTGGTATTTTTTTACCAATGTAACCATTTACTTCTTCAATATTGGCTTTTGAAAATAATTGTTCAATAGTACTTTCAAAGAAGTTCTTGTTAACACCTGTTTGGTGTTGTATCGGTAATAGATCAAAATATTTGTTAGTCATTAATAACTGCTTCCACTACTAGAACTGCTTGAACTACTTGAACTACTGCTTGATGAACTACTGCTTGATGCTGTAGTTTTTGCTTTAGTTTTTGCTGTTGGTGCAGTTGATTGTTTTAAATTTGTACTAGTTAAACTCTTAACAACTTCGATGTTGTCAACTGTCGCTGTACTCATGAATAATTGATCTGGCTCGCATCTAACTTGATACAGATCTCCAAAGTTCGATTGTGCTTTACTTGGCACTATAACTACTGTGGCTACTGAGCCACCTAATTCTTGGTGAATATATGCACTTAATTCTGAAAAGTAAAATGTTTCTCCAAAGTCCCAGTTATTGATATTAAAATATACGTCAATGAGTTCTAGTACAGCACTTCTAATTTCTGTATCACTTGATGTGGCGTTTGGCAGTTTAACTACTTTAACCTGTGCTTGTACTTCTACGTCAGCATCTGATCCAAACAGTAATTTAAATTTACCACTGCTATAAACAATCTGATCACTTAAACTTTTAAAATTATTTAGTGTTGCTAACTCTTGACCTAATTCGTCTGTTGTCGGTGCTTCTGGCATTACAGAAACAACACCGTTTTTGTATTCTAGCATAGCATTGTAATGTATTTTTGTCATAACAAACATTTCAATAATATTACTAATACTAGGATCTATTCTAACTTCGGAAGGAGCATAATGTTGCCATTTAAAACTACAGTTCCTTGGAGTTAGATCTAATGTATTTTGGGTAAATGATCTACCTGGTTTAACATTGTACGCATTATTTTCAGATAGTATTACTAACTTAGGCGTTGTTAAATCATTTATAAGTTCATAAACTTTTGGTAGTTCTGCTTTTGGAAATACTAATTTATGTATTAGTTTTGCTGTAGTGTTGCCTAGATATTTTTTAGCAATAGCAAGTGTTTTTACATATATTAAATCAAAGTCTGAAAACTTAGTAGTAGCATCTGGATTTGATCCAGGGGCAATAGTTTCTAAGCCAAAGTTTACACTTAATGTATCTTCTGCTTGTAAGTCTAATATTTTAAATTTAGCAGGCTTTTCGTATTGGTAGCCATCTAAATCAACTTTGGTTTCAAAAAACACAAAGTCGTCACTGCCAACAAAGTCGTCAAACAATGATGGGTTATCTGGAAAGCCGTCGTAATCACTGTCTAATGGTGATACAATAATTTTGGATGGGTCAGCATACCCGTCATTATATTTGTACGGATCTACAACTTCAAACTTTAACGGTTTATCTAGCACTTCTCTGACATTTTTATAAATTACTTCTAATTTATCTTTATGTCTAAATCCTTGCCATCTAGATGTTAAGTTATCAAAGTTAGATATCTTAATAGTTGCGTTTGAAAGTATATCAATATGTCCTTCGTTGCTGTATGCTCCTACTTCATAACTTGTTGTAGTAGCATTACCCTGATATGTTTTATAACTTGAACTGCCTATGTCCCATGTTACATACGCAATATTACCATTTGAACCGCCTGTGGCAAGTTCACTAATTTGTGCTATTGGTATTTGTAGTTCACTTGGGAACGTTGTTAGTTTGCCGCTGTTAGTTTTAACAACTGCTTTACCTGTTGTAGCACTTAATGGGTCTACTTGAATTGGTATCTCTACTGGACTTATAAAGTCGCCCTGTGAATATGCGCCTGAACCGCTTATTGATGCTTCACCGTTTTGTAAAATACCAAAGTTACTCACAAATTTTAATTCCATGTCGCTTGATTTTGAACTTCTGCTTCTTAATACAATGTTCTGACTTGCGCCAGTTGGCATGTAAGTAGCATCTGAATTTGCTAGTTTCCAAGAATCAGATATGCCGTCTTCATCAGTGTCGGACCAAGTGTATACTTCTTTGACTTGTGGTTTATAATTTTCTGTTGTGAGTTCTATAATATCTTTTTTAATTTGACCGCTGTTGCTGTCATATGATTTTTCATCATTACTAAAGTAAAACTTGATGTCACTTAAACTTTCAAATACATATCGTGTACCTCTAGTAGTAAATGTGTATTTAGAGATAGATGTTGATGACTCGCTTTGGTTGTATTCTGCTTTAATTATCCAACTTGCTCCATTTGATCTATCAGCAGTAAATTTGCCTGCTGTTGCTAATATTGAATTATCAATAATATACCAATGGCTGTCTGCTACATTTATTGGATTGTAATCGTAACCTATTCCAAAGTCTTCCTTGGCGGTTGTTTTTGCTATAAACGATACACCGATATCTTGTTCTAATAACCCGGCACTTAATGACGGTAGTATTTCAAATGCTAACCAACCATTCGGTATGTCTCTACTTAGTGTAACAACACCTGTTGTAGTAGCAAGTTCGTTAAGTGGAACTCCGCTATTAGTGATAGTTGTAATACTTGCTAGTAATATATCAGTTTGATCTTTAGGATTTCTAAAACGTAAATACGACCCTGGCTGAATAATTCTGTTTTCGTTTTTGCTGTTGTTTAAAATTTCTCTTGTGCCACCGTTTAATACAGTAAAGTATCCTGAATTATTCTTAGGAGCACTTGGCTGTGTTTTCCACAGGATGTCTCTTTCAATTAAATCAAACGCACCTGGATTAGACTTTTCATGAACTTTTCTGTAATCGTCATACACATAGTTCTGTAAAGAATAATATTTTGTTAAGTCAGCAATGTCATCTGTTAGGATCTGTGTTGCTGTTTTATTTAAACCAAATGTTAATGCTTTTTGATATGGCTCATCATCTTTGTATAATGCTCCGTCATCGGCGTATGAAGTAACCTTACTGAATCTACCTGTTGGATCTTCGATATCAATAAATCTACTGTGGCCGGCGTGTGTTCTATTTGTGGCTTTTAATTTTAATATGTTTACACTTTGACTTAAAGGATAAACATTGTAGTCCTGAGCACTTACCATTCTGTCTTGAGTGTAGTAAGTTTGCGGAGCATTATTTTTTATGCTCTGTAAACTTTCTGCTGGTGCTGAGTTAACTACAGAATTCTGTAATTCCATATTTACTGTTAATGCGTACAATTCGTTTGATGAATTAAAGTATGGTATTGTTAAAGTTGTTGTGCCAAAGTTTTCTGGTCTAATTGTTAAACTTGTACCGGCACTCTTTCTGTAGTACAGTCTGAAAATACCTGTTGGTACATTACCAAAATTACCATCAGCAAACTTAATTCGAATACCTTCGCCGATAGTGTTCTCTACACTATATACGTTTCTGTCGTTTAATGACAATGAGTTATATGCTAGTGTCTGTCCTGTTAAGTTTGGAACTCGTTTCCATGTAACTTGTTTAACAGCATTTTCGTCTAACTGCTGAAGGAATATATCTGATTCGTTAATGTTCGCATCAGTGATATCTATAAATCTGTTTGGCAATGCTCTTTCAAATATATAATCTTTAAAGTCTAATTCGCCTTGTTTGAACATAAAGAAGAAGCCAGTGTTAGCACTTTCTAATCCTTTCTTGTCGTTCCTGTACATGAATCGCATAGGTTGAAATATGTCTGGTTGTGCTTCTTCAAATACTTTGTTTTCATTAATGCTACTGCTTACTACTTCAAACGGAAATGATTCCCCGTTTACATCAGCACTAAAGGTGTATGTTAAATTTTGACCTGTTTGGTTATTTAAAGCATATATTTCTGTAGGAATATTACCTACTGTTCTTTCTATAATTGGTTTAGTAAACGGATTGTTAGTTGACATCGCACTATTAAGAATTGCTACAAACTGATCAAAAGAATCAGCATTGTCTTCATCATTCCATACTATAGTAGTATCTTGTATACTTACGCCTGTTCCGTCAACTAATGGTTCTGTTGTTGACAACGAAGTTACCTTTATTAATCCACTTGCTGGAATATTTCTTTTTGGAGTGTATCCTAGCATGTTGGCTAGCCTTAGAATACTGTCTCTGCTTTCCGCAGTTGATAAGAAATTCTCTCTAGTATTTAAATCTACTCTAAATGCCAAACTCTGTGACAAGTATGCTAATAATTCAATTATTGCTACAAACTCTGAACTTTCAATGTAATCATTAAAGTTCTCCGGATAGTTTTCTCTGATGTATGTTAGCATTGCTGATCTCATTGTGCTGAAATCATATGCTTTAAAACTTACATTAGTAAAAGCCGAATAGGCCATTTCCCAATTTTCCGCGGCAAATAAATTACTATTTCGTTTACTGATTGCCATTATACATTTTCCTCTTCTAAATCTACATCAAACTCTGCTATCAACACATCTTCAGTTAAGTCTGCTTTGTACTGAAGATACATTTCAATTCGTAATGTATGCTCTAATGATGCTACATTCATATTAATTAAACTAACTCTAGGGTCACTATTAACAATTCTAATACAGTCATCTTCGATATCCTGTATAATTAATCCGTCAAGTGGTTCCATAAGCGATTCCATAATGATCGAACCATAGGTTGGTCGCATTACTCTTTCGCCTTTAGAGGTCTTTAATTGGTTAAGCAAGTCCTGTTTAACCAAGTCTAAATCAACTAGGTTAAATGGTGGTTTTACCTTACCGTCTGTACTGAATCCAATAAATGTTGCCATACTTATATTTATCATGTTTATTAACGGATACTATAATGATGGGTGCTTTTAAGCGGTTTTTATTTTACTTTAGATCGTAAGTAAGTTAGTGCTTGTTGCTGTAGTTCAGGATCGAGTTTATCTAGAGCATTTTGAATCATTGGTGTGACACCAGGAACCTCTGTATTGCCTTGATCTGGTGCTCCAGCACCTTGTTCTCCGGCTTTATTCATACTTTTGTAAGCCAGTGCTAAAAATATCTTTTTTAGTTCTACATCAGATAGTGCTCGTTGCGACTGTTTGAGTATAGGAGCAATACTACTAAAACCCTGCGATACAAGGTTAGTAATTTTATGTTGAGATTTAAGATAGTTAAGAATATCAGATACTTTAGTTACACCAGCATCAGCCGTTGGCAATTTTCTTGCTTTCCAAGTAATAAAATCGTTGTTAACTGTATCGGCGACCTTCATGGCTTTGGCTTTTTCTTTGCCTGCTATTGCTCTATTACCACTGCCTTTGTTGCCAAGAGCACCTGCGACTGTATTGCCTACATTCTTGCCAAATTGCGCCATCTTGTCCAATGCGCCAAATGGTTTTTCGTTAACTATTACTTCATCAATTCTCATATACTTTCTCCTGCCAGTTATTTATCTCTTTTGGCTTTTCGCTGTTTAAATATATGCTGAACTAACTTAAAAGGAACACTACATGAATTACGTTTTAGCAGTTGCTCTAGAGGACGAACTCGAAGGCATGGAAGGTAATTATAATATATTATATACCGGCGTTGGTAAAATCAACGCGACAATGGCACTCACAAAATACTTAACACAAAATCCAGACACAGAACTTGTAATTAATTACGGTACTGCCGGAGGAATTGACCCTAATATGAAAGGGTTATTACATGTGGGTAAATTTGTACAGGGCGATATGGACTGTACTGAATTTGGCTTTGAAATGTACCAGACTCCGTTTGAAACACTTACTACAGAAATTGTGGTTGACATCAAAGGGTTTACATGTTATACTCAAGATAAATTTGCCACAGTTGCGCCTGAAGGATATTGTAATTGTGTAGATATGGAATCGTACGCACTTGCTAAAGTGTGTATGGCTCATGACGTCAGATTTAAGTGTATGAAATTTATAAGTGACATAGTAGGTTCCGGAGACCAGACAAATGATTGGGAAGCCAATAAGTCTCTAGGAGTTGAAATGTTTGAAAACGGGTTAAAGGACCTAATTGGAGAAAAATAAAAATGAAAATGGAAAAACAAGATATTAACTTTCACAAGAACTTTATGCCGCTGTATTTAACAGTAGCAGTATTAGGTTCAATGTTCTTAGCAAACAAGGCTATGGCAGAAGACATCGAAGAAGTTATAGTGATTGCTCAGCAAGTAGTAGATACAAAAGCAGACGCACTCACTGAAACAACATTAATCGAAAGCATTATGCCAGACAGTACTTGGGTAGCAGGCGGCTACGGAGCATTTACAGGATTTAGAGAAAGAGGCGCTCAAACTGTACACACTATAGTTTACAAAAACGGCATCCCTCAAAACGGTGCTGGATCAAGTTGGTATGACTTTGGGCACGATATTGTAAGTGGACAGAATGTAAAAGTTATATCAGGTGCTAACGGTGTTATGTACGGCTCGGGCAGTATTGCTGGAACTGTATTAATAGAAGATACCATAGAAAGAAGTGCCACAGCAAGACTAGGCAGTAACAAACATTACTATGTAAGTGTCGCACCGACTACATGGCTACAGTATACAGATTTTACGGTTGAACAACAAGCAAGAAACGACAACACAGAAAGCGACACATACGAGAATCAAAGTGTAAAAATTATTGCCGACGCAGGCGACTTTGAATTTATTGTAAGTGCGACAGATTATGCTTACGATTATGATAATTGTTATACTGCTGGTTTCAGTCAAAGTAATGATTGCTTACAGGACGGTAAAAAGTTTACTGTAAGTGTCAGGAACGAGTATTTTACTATTGGTAGAACAGAAGAAAAGGCTGACTACTTCACTGAAGGTGTAAGCACTTATCAAAATGAAAGCAGTAGAGACTATTTTAGAGCAGGAGATACTGTAAACTTATCTAACTTATTACAAGTTACATATGGTGTCGATGGAAGTAAAGAGCAATACATGGAAAGCGAACAGGATAACTACGGAGCATATCTTAGTATCAATGCCGAGTTTGCTTTAAAGTATAACTTTGGTTTTAGAGCAGGCAACAACGATCAAAACGCAATGAGATTTGGTATTGAGAAAGACGCATTCTTTATGAATGTAGGTACTAGTTATAGACGACCAAACTTATACGAAACTGTTGGCGACATTTATGTTGACGGCAATGAAGGCTTATTACCAGAAGAAGGGGTAGGTTACGAAGTAGGTTATGGTGTACTAAGTGTATTCATATATGACTTTGAAGAGTCAATTGAGTATACACCCGGGTATAACACTATAATGCCTATCGCAAATGCTGTTGACGAAAGCGACGATGTTATAGAGATGGTAGAAACGGCTAGTAGTACTGATGTTTGGACTAACGCAACATATCTTAACTCTGGTAGTTATAAAACACAGGGTGTTAGATTTGCTAACACATGGGGTCCTGTATCGTTAATGTTAAAAATAAACGACACAGATCAAACTAGAGTACCCGAGTATGTTGGTGTCATAACATGGCAACAAACATTTAACGATATTAACTATAGAGTAAAGTATGCCGGACAGTTTGATAGACTTCCTGGACCGTATGACATGCTAGGCGACGGACAACAATTTATGGATGATCTTAAGAAACTTAATTTTTATGCTACAAAAACGTTTACTAACGGTGTTGCTTTAAACTTTAAAGTTGAGAATATCACAGATGAAGAAGTAGAAGTTGTGCCTGGTTATAACAGCGAAGGGCGTGAAATCCACTTAACAGTTAAGTATAACTGGTAATACAATAAATAATAATACAATTTAACAACATTGTAGGACCACAATGACAACAGATAAAATTATTAAAAAGATTATAGGTACTTTCAAAGACCTCCAACAACGTGCTTCAGAAATTAATTCAGCACATCAACAAACAGTCATTGCCACGTGTATCCAAAAAGATAGACGTGGTAAATATGACAGCCTAGGTTTTTACAATGTAAAGACCAAGCGATACGCACTAGTGTTTATCAGAGACTACATTGCTAGAAATGTAAATCATATTCCTGAATTGGAAGAGATGAAAAGTTTAGTTAATGGGTCCATTAAGACACAACGATGACAGATCCACTAACAACTCAGTTTACTAACGATACCCTCGAAGAAGAATTACGCACTATGCTTGTTGAAAAGAACAATGAGAATAATGCTCTAAGAGGTGAAATTGCTATACTTAGACAGACTGTAGCGGAAGAGCAAGAAGCAAAATATAGAGCCTATATTAAGTTTGCGGATATACAGAAAGAATTATCTGTTCTCAAGAATAGTACTGAATAGCTCTGCTTCGTTATAACGTCGGTTATAAGTTTCCTCATTAACCATTGTTTTACCACTAGGTAATTCTGTTTCAGCAAATTCCATAAAGTACGACGGTACTTTGTGGTATTCTAAGTTATTAAGTACTGTTAATAATCTGCTGTTATATACACGTTTACCCTTTACTTCAAATACTAGCGACACCAAAGCCATCAGTTGATTTGCTGTTAATGGTACTCTTACCTGTTGCTGTATAACGTTGATAGCAACATTAAGATCTGTATTATAAATACTGTTAATAACTGCTTCTAACACACCGTTTTTAAAACTAACGACTGTTATGCCAGTATCAGTGTCCGTTGCTGTAAGAGGGGTGTACGTTGCTGTAGCACCTACTGTAGTGTTGTACAACGAGCTAGTTTGTAATGCGTTAAAGTTGTTCTTAATAACACGTTGTACTCCTGGATCTGTAAGCGGCAATAATTCAGCGTTTCTAAAAGCCATCATATTGTTTGCTACTTCAATTGGAGTTAACTTGTGATTAATTCCCACATACACATTCTCGCCGTCCCTAGTAGGATACACAAACGTGGGTTGTTGTGAAGTAATAAACTCTTTTATACTTGCCTTAAATGTTTTACGGAATTGAAAATTGATTGGTATAATAAATTCTTGAGCATTACCTATTACTTTTTCGTATACCGGCTCTGTAACTCCGTCGACTAATCTATACCCCGTGCCTCTGAATTGTCCTTGTGGCGAACAATAATCAACTGGTCGTTTATCCCTCTTATCTAGTTGTCCTGGTAATAAATCTAACTCAACATTAATCATTGTCTTGACCTCTGAACGGTTTATCCTTTTTAGATCTACTTGGCTCAGGTTGAGGTACTCTTGAAAGAATAGTTTTTATTCCGCCTGTTCCTAACCCTTCCCATGCTGGAATGGACTCTCCTGGGTTTCCTTTACCTAATCCTGTAATTGTCTTACCTTGTATTTGCTTAGATGGTGCTATGGCTGATGGTACAGGGATTGGTAGTAGTTGCGTATCAAATCCAAATAGCGTCATTTTTTTCTTGTTAGTTTTAATATAATCGCCTGGTCTAATTACTGGGATTACTGTTGGTGGTGTTACCTTAGTAGCAATATCAACCAAAGATCCTTCTAGATCAAGTTTTAATTTGCTGTTTATAACAACCTGTGCCTCGGCTCTTAAAGACGATGTGCCAGTTGACTGTAAATAAATGATGCCAGGTATAACTGAATTTTCGTTTGCTCTACCTAATGCGTTTGCTATAATATTTTGTGACTGTATGGATAAAGGTCCCGCTGATAGAAAATCAATAGTGCCGTCTGTTCCTTCTTTAATGCCCATCAAACTTGGCCATGCTGTGAATTTTAAATTTTTACCAATTACGTTAACATTGTTCTGTCCTTCAATATTAACTGTTCCTCTGTTATTGGCTTTTAAAAAGTCTGCGCCAAACATTGGATCCATGTGTGCTAAATCAATATCATCTACCACTCCGCCTAAGCCTCTGCTTTTATCATATGGATGTGGAGCATTGTTGGCCGCCTTTATATTAACGTCCTGGCCTGCTTCGATGTTTACATTTTGATCTGCTCTTAGATTTAGGTCTCCCATTGTTCTAAGGTTAATACTGCTTTTGCCAAATACATCTATGTTACCGTCGCCATCTATTTCAACATAGCCTGTGCCTTTTTTATTTACTATGTAAATGATGTCATGTGTATCATTTAATAATAGTTGCATTCCTTGGCCTGTACGCAATCTAATTAAATTGTTTGTATCGTTGTCATCCATAACAAATTGATGTCCTGGATTACGTTTTCCAGGGTCACCGTCTTTACGTGAGCCCGGTGTTAATATTCCAAACACCTCTGAGTTGTCTTCTCTTCTTGCGCCACTGGTACTTTGACCTCTTACGAAATCATCGCCTAGGCCTTGATAAAATAAATTGTCTGCTAATTTTGATCTGGGTCTTTTTGCGGATTTAACTTCAACATCCGCTCCCTTGTTAGTGTATTTTACATTATGACTTTTTACGTCGTTGTTTATATTTATTTCAGCAGACGGATTTGGTCCTTCTCCGGTATCACTTGCTGGTATACCCGGAACCATAAAGTTTCTATAATTATGAAATAAACATGAAAGTATAACTGGTTCTACTACGGCGTTGATCATTATTAACCCTACTACAACCTGTGTGCCCGGATCGGGCGGTCTCATCCACATACCGTAACTGGTTTGTGTAGCACCTTCTGATGTTTCGTCAGCGTTGGAACCTAACTGTGTAGCACCAGCAAATGGTGATGTCCAATGACAATTAAATAATGCTTTGAGTGATGTGTCATTGCCTGTAATATCAGGTATATGAACTAGCATTTTTCCCATTCTGGTTGCGTCAATTGTTTGATGTATTACACCAAACCAAAGTTGTTTAGTTCCAAGTTTATCTTGATATTGTTTTTCTGTTTTTGAAATACTAGGCATAGTGCTATTTA